AATTACGTTTTGGTACTACTACACGAGGGGCAGGTGATTCAAGTGATAAAATGACTATTCTTGGTAGCGGTAACGTCGGTATCGGGACGACTGATCCTGGAGCTAAGTTAGATATTAACAGTAGTTCTATTTGGATAAATCCCGCAGATGGTAGTCACGCAGGTTTGCATTTTAGACAAGCTGGTGCTTTCAAGGGTTTTGTTGGATATAACGATAGTAGTGATGTAGTTAACTTTGGTATGGACGGTAGTATTACTAAAGGTATAAATGTAAATGCGGACGGCAACGTCGGGATCGGAGATGCAGCACCAACTTCTATATCAGCAAACACGTTTAATTTATCTATAAATTCATCAAGAAATGATTTGTCGGGTGCATTAATAGCTAAAGCTAATGGTTCTATAAAACATCAGCAGTATTGGGATTCAAGTGGATATAGTTTTAACTTGACAGCTGGTCAAGGAAATTTCAAATTCAATGGCGCTAACGTCGGGATCGGAACATCATCACCATCAGCTAAATTAGAAGTATATGGATCAGGGTCTACAGTATTAGATATACAAGGTTCACAAGGTCAATTATTCTCTATAACAGATGATTTAACAGGGGACTTATTTAATGTATCAGATATATCAGGTGTACCAATCTTTAGTGTAAATGCTAGCGGAACATCTTCATTTGATGGAGCAGTAAATATTGATGGCAATACTAACGTAACAGGATCTTTAACAGCAACATCATTTGTAGGACCTTTAACAGGAAACGCTACAACTGCTACAACAGCATCTAATGCAATGTTATTAGACGGTATAGATAGTACATCATTTCTAAGAAGAGATGCTAATGATACAGCAACTGGAACTATTTCCTTTGCTAACTCATATAATGAATTCGGAAATGGATATGGTAGTGTAAGTAATGACGGTAGTTGGAACGGTAGATTAAATGTAGCAGGGACACAACACGCAAGACTTGATGTAAAATCTGTTAGTGATGGAATCATAACTACTATGTACTCCCACACAGGACATGCTGCAGGTAAGGTTGGTACTATGAGTAATCACCCATTGAAATTAATGGTTAATGGTAATGATAAGGCAACTTTAGATAGTAATTCTAACTTTGCTGTTACAGGTGAATTAGAGGGTGGGTCTTTAGATATAAACGGTGCTGCTGATATATCAGGTAATTTAGGCGTATCAGGTGATATTACAGGTTCAGAATTAATATCAAGACATACAGCAGCTCCAGTAGTTATACTAAGAAGAGAAGATACTTCTATAGTTGACAATGATAGTATAGGATCTATTCTATTCCAAGGAGATGATCCAAGTGCTTCAAATGTAGGAGCCGCAATTAAAGCACAAGCAGCAGGTACATGGAATATGGCTAGTCCAAATGTATACCCATCTAGGTTAATATTTCAAACAGCAAAACAAAATACTACATTAACAGCCCTTACAATAGATGAAAGTCAAAATTCACTATTTGCAGGAGTTATAAAATCAACCGGTATTATAGCAGGTACAACATCTGGCTGTGCAGAGTTTGGTAGAAACCACGCTTATCATACTCCTGAAATAAAAGGGTATGGAGCTGAATTAATGATCGGAGCTCAAAATGCTGGTATACATATTAACTATAGAACTTGTAATAATGGTACATCTGGTCACACTCCAACCACATGGTTTTGGAGAGCTGGATCTGCAAGTAGCTGGTCAACTCATAACTTTGGAGCTGTAACATCTAATGGAATTTTAGCATCTACAGCTAGTGCTAGAGCACCAATATTTTATGATAGAGATAATACTGGTTATTATCTTAATCCTGCAGATACAACTACATCACTAAAAGCAGCTGGTATGGTAGACATCCAAGGTGGCCATAGTAATGCTAGAGTACATATAAATTATGCTCATTCTGATACAACAAATAGTGGTGCATTAACGTCTTGGGTTTCTGAACCCGGCATAACATACCACAGTGCAGGTATTGGTGGTAACATACATAAAAATGGTCAATATTACGGTAGGGCATATAATACTGGTTACGGTGCTTATATAAGATTTGAAAAAACTGGTGGAACTATTGAAGGTTGGACAACAACATCAAACAGTGGTACAGCTGGTGGTCAAGGTACTAGAAGATGGTTTAGTGATCCCAGCGGTAACTTTACTAGTACGACAAGTTTAAGATCTGGATTATATTATGATGTAGACAATACAACATTCCGCTTAGATCTAGCATCTACATCAACATCTATAAGAGCTGCTGGTACAATGAAATTAGATGGTTTTGCCGGTACAGTATACGCCACAGCAATAACAGCCCTAAACCCAAACCTCAGCCACTCTAATTTGATAAGTGCGACTGCTGGAGCAGATACAACAAGTGATTTAGGTGTTGATAATGCCGGTAACGTAGTAAGAACAACCCAAGAAGCAACATGGAATATAAATAGAAATCAGTGGAACGCTTTAACTACTTCTACAGGAGGAAGTACACTTTTAAGTGCCCCTGGAGCAGATAAGTTTATTATAGTAGAAAAAGTAACTTTTCTAGTAAAATATACTTATAATAGTAGCAATTCCTACGCTGCTCCTACAAATCAATTCTTTCAAATAAGACAAACAGGAGGAGGTTCTGACACGTTGGCTGTCTTATCTTACAAACATCTGAACAATATTCTATTCGGTAATGGAAGTGGTAGTGGAGCTAGATACGGTTTATATGAACACGATACTGGTTTTGCAACTTTAAATAGGGTGTACAAACCTAACCAAGCAGTTACAGTTAATAGAACGACTACTGGTGCTTTACCGTCAAATCTTAATTCGATATTTGTTAAAATGAGATATAGAGTTTTCGACGCAACTACGTTTTAGATAAAGAGTAAAAATTTAATTAAACAAAAAAACAAAAATTATGGCAATTACTTATACGTGGAAGATCACGGCTTTAAAAAAAGCACCAACGATGGACGGTTTGTCCGATGTGATCACAGGAATTAATTTCGATTACACTGGAACTAAAGGTTCTGGAGATAGCAAAATAGAAGCAACATTTCATGGAGCCTGCCCAGTAGCATCTCCTGATTCGGGTAGTTTTAAAGCAATCAATCAAATAACTGAAGCAGAGGTTATAGAGTGGGCAAAAGCTAACCACCCTGTTGACCACATGCAGGAAGTTATAACTAAGAACATATCTGATCAAGAAGCTCCAACTAAGGAAGAGGTTAACACTACAGATGTATCCTGGTTACCATCACCAGGTGAAAAACCAGCAACTCCAGAAGACTAATTAATACTTAATTAATAAACTTTTAAAATGGGAATAAATAGAGGACCTAACTTAATAAAAGACAATTTAGCATATGGATATGATACCGGATACGGTGTTGCGGACCCTGGTTTATCTACTAGATTTTACAAAGGTAAACCTACTGTAAATATTGCTAGTGGCGATGCGTATATACATGATACATCTAGTGGCGGTGCTGGTAGCGTTGTAGATGCTCCTGAAAAAGGTCCCGGTTGGAAAAAAGTAACTATAACAGCTATAGGTAGTAATTTTAGAGTTATTCAATTTGGTAGTTATCCAACTATGACTGCTAATGTGCTTTATGCCTCATCATTTGAAGCTGACTGGGGTAACTTACGTGGCAAAGGTTACGTGATTACTCAAGACGGAAGTGGCGGTGGTACAAGAAATTATTTTAAAAATGGAAGCTACGCAACTGGATCTACTGGAAACGTCGCAATAGATAGTACACTTTTAAATGGCCATATTGGTATGAACATAGTAAAATCTGCTACTCACGTACACGTACCGTTTATATATAACAGTAGTAGTACAAATACAAGTGGAAGAAATGATTATTTCTACTATAAAGAATATCAGCAAGAAGTAGGGACAATACCAACACCATACGTTAATGGAACAAGGTCAAATACTAATAGTTTAACAGACCTTATAAAAACAACAAACATAGATGTATCTAATATATCATTTGATTCAACTGGACAACCTGATTTTGATGGTACTGATGATTATATTGACGTAAATACTAATTTTGGAACAGTTAACGCTTATACGTTTGAGTGGGTTGAAAACCCAGGGCAAACACATAAAATGCCGATAGCTGGTAGGACAAACACTAATTTTTATAAATACGGAGCATACAGCTGGAGATATAAACATGGAGGAACACTAGGCGAGTATTATCATACAACAGGTGCTACGTCTGGCTGGCATCATTGGGTTGTAACATACGATGGTTCAACTATTAAGGTTTTTCAAGACAATATTAGTTTAGGAACAAATTCATCCTCAAGTGGAACTGCTGACTTTAGTGATGGATTTAAAGTAGGGTATTGGTCAGCTGGTGGCGCCTATGCTTTTAATGGCGATATACCAGTCATGAAGTTTTATAAAAGAGCATTAACAGCAGAAGAAATAAAAAATAATTTCAACGCATATAAAAATAGATTTAATATTTAAAATTATGAGATTCGAAAATAGAAGATGGTTAGTAATACCAACAAGCATAATAAATGATATAGACTTCAACGAGGTTCATGAGTTAAATGTAGATTCTCTTAGGAAATCTATAGATGAGTCAAAAACATTTATTAAGTATGAAGTGAATATAGTTGATGAAACTTACACTGAAAGTTTTACAAATGCTGAAACAAACGAAGAAGGAACTAACACTATTAACGCTGGTACTTACGGTAGACCTTCTATCTACAGTGAAGATTATACTGAATACACCCATGCGGGTATATTAGCTTTATTGGCAACAGAAGAGTGGACTAATCCAATAGAAGAATAATATGGGAACAAAAGTAGGACCTAAAATACATACCGTAGGATTAATCTTTTGTGCAGATCCTGCTAACCCTGAAAGCTTTAATGTGTCTACAAATGCATTAACAGATACTGTGGGTAACAAGTCAATGACTTTAGGTGCTCACACAACAGACGTAACTACATACGGTACTAGACATTTTTCTTCTACATCTGGAGAAACTGGTGCAGGTTCTTTAGATACTGGGATTAGGTACGGAACTATAGGTAATGGAGATAAAGTCGTTGGAGGTGATACATCTTTCACGATTCATTTCTGGGTGTATAGAACAACAGGTGCTCCAAATAACTGGTGGCACACCATAACAGATGGCGTTTCAGGAGATATACTTACAGTACAGAACGGGGGAAATGGTAATTTTGTAATAAGCATGAATAGTAGTTCTGGTGGAACTGGTGCTAGTGGAACATACTCTGGAGTTAACTGGGCGTCATGCAAAGAAAACTCATGGAATATGATTGGTGTTAGGTATGATATAGGTACTGCTAAAATAAAAGCATTTGTTGGTAATCCAGATAATGGAGTTACCTTTAGTAGTGAGATAACAACATCACCAATTAATACAGCTTTTAAAATAAGAAACTTTAACGGATGGGGGTCTGCCCAAAGTAGTTACCACGCTGATAACTCTTTTAGTTATGTAGTAGCATATAATACTCCTTTATCCGACGACCAAATTACTGAGAATTTTAATCAAATGAAATCTAGATTTATATAATATGTACACAGGACCGAAATTAACAAACGATAATTTAGTATTTGGATTCGATACTGGTTACAACGATAGTGGTAAGCAACTAGCTAATGACAGGTATTTCAAAGGACCAGCTCACACTAATTTATTAGAAGAAATTGATCCATCATACACTAATAGCACAGGCGCAAATTTTACGGCTGTGTCTGGAGCAGAAGATGTTGAAATCCCCATTGTTGGGAAACGCACAGTAAAATATGTAGATTATTTTAACAACTACCCCACTAGTGGTAACTGCTGCCCAAACTTATTTCATTATCATGCAAGTGATGGTAAAATATATGTTGATTCAAGTACTAGCTATACATATTCTATAGTATATAAACACTCAAACAATTACACTCATCCTAATTTCATGTATAGGTATGAGTACCAATCAAATGGTACATATAACACAGAGGCTGGTTTTCACAGCACAGCTTCTGATAGAAGAACACATTTAGGTAATGGATGGTATCATGCTTGGGGGTCTTTTACAACTCAATCTACTACTGCTTACGTAGTATGCTATTCTTTTTTATACAACTATGGGACTATTAAGTATAGGTACTCTGTTGCAGCTGTGTCTTTAGTGAAAAATGTAACTGGACAAACACATTTTATAATTCCACCTCAACTTATGTTAGAGCCACTTGGCTCTGTAAGTACTACAACATCTCTAATAGATTTAACTAAATCAACAGATCTAACTTTGAGTGCTATGACCTACAGCTTAACTGGACAACCTGATTACGATGGAACTAATGATTATATAAATTTAGGTGATTATGCTCCTATAAAATTAGGCAATAACTTCACTATAGAATGTGTAGTTAAACCTGAACAAGATAAGTGGATGTATTTTTTCCACAAAGGATATGGTAGTAATAATTCATTAGCTTGGGGTAGACATTCGTCCGGTGACGACTGGTTTTTTTCTACAATGATTGGAGGATCATATCAAAACAGTTATATGGGTACAGCAACTTTAAATAAATACTGTCATTTAGTCGCTACATACGATGGTGCAAATTTAAGACTTTATGAAAACGGGGTTTTAAAAGTAACATCAGCTAAGACACATGATATGTTAACCTCTTCAGCTAGTGCTGGTATTGGTGGTCCTGATAGATATTGGAATGGTAAAATACCAGTAACAAAAATTTACTCAAAAGTTTTAACAACAGGAGAAGTAGTTAGTAATTTTAACACATACAAAAATAGATTTAATATTTAAAAGAAAATTTAAGTAAAAGTTGTTTATTAAGATATTTATTCTTATATTAAAGTAATATATTAATCGATTAATTAAATTTAAAATTATGGCAAACACAAAGTTAGCTCAAAAAGAGCTTGACCAGTTACAAGAACTACAGCAAAAAAATGCTGCTCTAATTCAAGAACTAGGAAGTATCTCTCTAACAGAGATCAACCTAGAAGAAAGAAAAGAAAAAGCAGAAGCGTTTTTAGCTGAGGTAAGACAATCAGAAAGTGACTTAGTAAAAGACTTAGAAAGTAATTACGGAGTTGGTTCAATTGACTTACAAGCTGGCGAGTTCATTCCAGCACCACCAAAAGCTGAAGGAGACGATGCAAAAGAAGCATCAGAACCAGTAGTTGTAGAAGAGGTAAAATAAAAAACTTTTACATACTTAAAAGGAAGGAGGGTTTTACATCCTCCTTTCCTATTTATATAAGAGAAGTAAGACTTATTAATACTGAACTGTTTTACATTCCTGAATGATATTTATAATAAATTAAAAATAAAATAGACCAACATGGCAGAATCAATCATCTCTCCAGGTGTATTTGCGAGAGAAAATGACATCTCTTTTATCTCCCCTGCTCCTGTAGAAGCTGGCGCAGCAATCATCGGACCAACAGTGAAAGGACCAGTAGAAGAACCAACTATTGTAACTTCATATAATGAGTACGCTAGAAAGTTTGGAGAAACATTTACTTCTGGATCAACTAAACAAGAATTCTTAACTTCTATTGGAGTTAAAAACTACTTCCAACAAGGAGGAGGATCTGTGTTAGTTACTAGAGTAGTGACAGGATCATTTACTACCGCAACTACAACACACGTTTCATCTTCAGACAACGGAAGTGTACAACCTTTCGTACTAAAATCTTTAGGAAAAGGAGCAATATTTAATGCTTCAACAGGTATTACAGACCCAGGAGCAGAGATCGCTGGTAGCGGAGGAGTATTATCTTCCGGTTCTAGAGACAATGTTAGATGGGAAGTACAGAACGTTGACAATAAGAAAGGAACATTTACATTGTTAATTAGAAGAGGTGATGACAGTCACAGCAACAAAGTAATACTTGAAACATTTAATAATATCTCTTTAGACCCAGATTCTTCTAATTATATTGAAACTGTAATAGGAACTCAATATAAATCGAAATCAACTGACGGTACTAAGACTTATATTAAATCATTCGGAGATTACGTAAATAAATCTAACTTTGTATATGTATCATCTGTAGCATCACAAACTACACAATACCTACTTAACGACGGTATATCAGTAGGAATAGATGGAGCTGGTAATTCTTACTCAGGTTCTTTACCTGCAGTAGAATCAGGATCTTTCCACGGAGCAACAGGAAACAATGCTCCTGCAGCAGCAAACTACTTCAAAGCTATATCCAATACTAACTCACAAGGGTTAACATCAGGAAACTATACCGATGCAGTATCTATATTAGACAATAAAGATGAATACATCTTCAATATAATTTCAACTCCAGGTTTAATCTACGAAAATGCAGATCAAGCAGGCGTGTTAAACAGCGTTATTACCCTAGCGGAATCTAGAGGTGACTGTATTGCCGTAGTAGACTTAGAAAATCATGGATCCACAGTAAGTTCCGTAACAGGAACGGCTACATCATTGAATAGTTCATATGCAGCTTCTTACTGGCCATGGGTACAAGTAGTATCTGCAACAGGAAGAAACTTATTCGTACCATCATCATGCGTTATACCAGGAGTATATGCATTTACAGATAATAGTTCAGCACCATGGTTCGCACCAGCTGGATTAGTAAGAGGTGGAATAGTTGGAGTAATTCAAGCAGAACAAAAATTAACAAGAGGTCAAAGAGACTTATTGTATGACGGTAAAGTTAACCCAATTGCTACTTTCCCTGGACAAGGAATCGCAGTATTTGGTCAAAAGACTTTACAGACTAAAGCATCAGCTTTAGATAGAGTAAACGTAAGAAGATTATTAATCGAGCTTAAGAAGTTCTTAGGAGATCAAGCTAGAAACTTAGTATTTGAACAAAATACAGTAGCAACTAGAAATAGATTTTTATCTATAGTTAATCCATACTTAGAATCAGTTGTACAGAGACAGGGTCTTTATACATTCAGAGTAGTAATGGATGACACAAACAACACCGCAGACGTTGTAGACAGAAACCAATTGATAGGTCAAATCTTTATTCAGCCAGCTAAAACTGCAGAATTTATAGTATTAGACTTCACAGTTGAACCTACTGGAGCAACTTTTAACGGATAATTATTAATTAACGATATTTATAATAAAGTAAATACAACATGGCAGTATTAGATCCAAACGAAATAATGTTTAAAGCTTTCGAACCGAAAGTACAGAACAGATTTGTAATGCTTATCGATGGCATTCCTTCCTTCATGGTAAAGAATGTAAAGGCTCCTACCTTCACCGATAACGTTATTAAACTAGACCACATCAATTCATATAGAAAAATTAGAGGAAAAAGAGAATGGGATGATATGACCATGACACTTTATGATCCAGTAACACCTTCTGGAGCTCAAGCAGTAATGGAATGGGCTAGACAGGGTTACGAATCAGTAACTGGTAGAGCAGGTTACTCTGATTTTTACAAAAAGGATTTAACTCTTAATATATTAGGACCTGTAGGAGACATCGTAGGAGAATGGATCGTTAAAGGAGCTATATTAACAAACGGAGATTTCGGCCAATATGACTGGACATCTGATGAAGCTGTAGAAATAAGCATTACAGTAGCAATGGATTACTGTGTATTGAACTACTAATACAAACCTACCTCTTTTATAAAAAAATTAACCCGGATCTTTTCCGGGTTTTTTGTTGTCTATAAAGTTTTTTTTTCGTATATTTATATATAGAATAAGTTATAATTAAATAAAATTTATGGAATCACAATTTAAAGTACCTACTGAAACAGTAGAACTACCTTCAAAAGGATTGCTGTACCCTAAAGATTCTCCTCTATCAAAAGGAAAAATCGAAATGAAGTACATGACCGCAAAAGAAGAGGACATATTAACCAACCAGAATTACATTAAAAACGGAACAGTAATAGATAGACTGTTAAAATCTCTTATAATTACAGAAGGAGTTGATTATAATCAATTGCTAGTAGGAGATAAGAATGCAATAATGTTTGCAGCTAGAATTTTATCGTACGGTAAAGATTACGTATTCAACTACGGTGGACAACAAACAGTACTTA